GCCTTGCAGCTTGATCCGGCGTAACGACTTTGAATGTATCTCAGGCTCCAGTCAATCATGCGATACCCATCAAGGTTTTGGTACTTAGTGTTTCGCATTTGACCCAATCCAAAGTGTTTGCCATTTGGGTTTATAGCTTCTACTCTCCAATTTGATTCGCGTGTGATCAGCTGGTTAAAGCATTGGAACTCTTTGTAATTCACAATCCTTGAATGTGCATAGAGTTTAAGAGAATCAATAGATGTTGTTGTATTGACATTTTGTGCAGCTGTGGCCGATGTCGATCCGACTAGGCATAGCACGGCCAATAGCACCATACATTGCGCCCGGGATACTTCGTGCCTCGTCCCGTCTGCAAGTCTGGAGCGTACCAACCTTGTCAAATACCGAGCGTAATCTTGAGCGATTCCAACAGGTTTCACACACCTGTGGATAAAGCCTGTGGATAACCTAATCATTTAATGAACACCACCCAATGAGTTCCCATACGCTTACCTGATGGATGACCGAGAATGGGCTTTTGGTCTGTTAATTCCAAAATCTCTTTGAGTGCAATTGAAACTTCGTTCCACTTAAACACCAATGTGCCATTTGTTTTTAAAACTCGAAAACACTCAGCAAAACCTTTGGTTAGATCCTCTCGCCATGATTGGCTATCTAATACGCCATACTTCTTACGCATCCAAGACTTTTCTGACAGTCTAAGCATGTGTGGTGGATCAAACACAACCATGTGAAAAGTCTCGTCTGCATAAGGTATCTCTCGAAAATCCATAACCTGATCTGGCTTGATTTGTATAATCTGACCATTTGTGAGCAAATGTGTTTCATCCTCGCGAATGTCACCAAAGACAACTCGATCATCGGTCTTGTTAAAGTAGAACGATCTCATGCTTGATGCTGGGTCTAATACTAATTTCATAGGTGCAACCTATCCTCACACGGCTTGCAAAACCACACTACAGCTCCATCATCTTGACGATCATACTCATTGACCATGCCGTCATTGTCGCAAATGCTGCAATTCATGAAACCACCAAATCCGCTGAAACTGTAGATTCTGCCATCTGTTGCAATGTGAATGTCTTTTGGGTTGATGGTCATTGGCTTAACTCCACAATCCGAGCATCATCCACGATTTTAATGCCGAATGTGCCACAGCTCATGCATTGTGCAAACCATTCATGCTCGGTCAATTCTGCACCTTTCTTAAGGCCATGTCGTTGTTTTGGCTTGCCATACAGCTTTGAACAGATTGAGCAATCAAATAACAGAATGTGCATAGTTACTCCTTTGTAAAGTCTCAATCGGTTGCAAATTAATTTGAGGCACCGACCAGTTATTTTGTGACGGGTTTCGATACCGTGGTTTCTTTGCTATTACCACGGGCATCCAGCCCATGATTTGCATTTTGGGTGAGCTGCCTGTAACTAACACGGCAATGTCTCGGTCATGGCGATCTGAATCCTGTATCCACAAATTCGATGCTGGATTGGCTGACCATTTGACCTCGATGTGATCTCCCACATCGGCCTTTGATTTGTCCCATGTGATGCCGGGTGTGTACTCATAACCCAAACGCTTAGCAACGACCATTTCAGCTGCCATTGATTCTGCCATTTGGGCCACATAGGCAAACCATGAAATGTCTTTCACAATTCGAGAGCTGTGATCAGCTGATTTATCATGGCAATGCTGAATAGCTGCAATCATGCATTGCACCTCCTCGATGCGATCTATCACCGGCAATCACCACAGAACCAGATGATTTTCTCTGTTTGGTCATAACCAATCTGATAACCAAATGCATCAAATTTTGTAAGCTTGGAGCATTTATCACATTGCTCGACTCTGTACTCGTCAACCACTTCGCCTTGATAATAAAGCCGTGCGATGCGTGTTTGCGGGTTGATGATTTCCATGTAATCGCTCATACCTGTGGCTCCCAATTACCTGTTGATCGCAATACATACCAACGCGGCGTGCATTGCATTGCTTTAACCTTCTCTGAGCAAAAGTAACCGCCCCATGATTTGGCTGCATCGGGCTTGCTCTGATTCCAGCGCATTGATCCGTGTGAGCATGTTGGCACGGCATTTGGCACCCATGCATCCTCGGATGATCCAAATGAAGGCGTGCCAGCTGCCTCAGCTTCTCCGGCTGTTTTGTAGCTGGGCACATCGCCATGTTCGGTTGTCCAGTAGTCATAATCGGCCGCCGGTGTCTCGGTTTTGACTAACGCCATAACCTCTTGAGTGGCCTTTTCCGCGCCTCCCATGACCAAGGCCATCACTCGCATCAATGCAGATGTACATGAATCCTCAACCATCCATCGCTTCATTTTGTCTGGATAAGCTGCAAGATAACCGTACGCATAATCGATGCCAGCCGGCTCAGTCTCGCTCTGATCCCGCCATGCTTTTGCCTGCACTAACACATAACCTTTTTCAGCATTAAATTCGATGATGTGTGCTTCAAGTCTGCCTTTTGGAAATGTGGCCAGCCATCGATCTGTGCGCTCTTTGTTGCCTTCGTAATTGTCCATGAAAGCCATTATTTGGCCGCCTTGTCTAGCTGCGAGATGTGGCGAGATACAGCGCGACCCCGTGTGTAGCCTTGTCGCTGGCCTTCTTTAAAACCCACCGCATAGGCCATGACAGCCCACAAAACACCTGCAATGATCATAAAGATCACAATTGAAATTTCATTCATTTGTCTAGCTCCCGAATCTGGAAACTACTGTGCTTCGCTCCCAAACAAAGAGTGACACCGACAACCGACAAAATCAACAATCCCGCCTAAATTACGGCGTGTTGCTCTGTTTCTCAATAAGCTGTGTGTATAGATAATCCAATCGTGCCTCGATGCGTGAAATCTGATCCTTCATACTCGACCCACCATTGGGTAACAGCTCGCTCATCACGGCTCTGATGATGATCCTCATTGACGAGTAAACGGCTGCCAGTATCGCAATGACAAAACCACCAACAGCCGTCCATTCGCCTACGCTCACTTTTTTATGCCGAATGTTACATCGTTTGGATTTGCCCAGCGAGCTAGAAGCGGCACGATGCCAGCAACCAAACCCATTGCCAAATCTTTTGGATTGGTGTTGCCCGTCAGATAAACAGCCAAACAACCTGCGACCGCGCTTCTTGCGTACGATGCGGCAGCTGCTTTAATTTGTTTCATTATTTGCCTCCTTTTGGTCGATCCGGTAAGTCACCGGCAAACGCTTCATAGGTTGGTCGGCCGTAGCCCACCACAAATGATCTCGCTCCCAAACTTCTGTATTTGACCATCACTTCACCGCCATTGCGCTGATCACCGCCAGCTGATGTGTTGCCTTCAATCGTGACAATTTGCTTATCCGAGCAACGGACAACCAAACCAATGTGATTGATCATTGTCTGGTCATCGATGACAAAATCAAAGAAAACAAAATCGCCAATTCGTGGCGTTGTGTGCCATCGTTTCATTTTCCTAAATGCGGCAGCACCGGCTCGCGTGCTGACAACATTTGGCACATCGACACCAGCTTGATCGGCGCACCAATTTAAAAATGACCCACACCACGGCAGCTTGTCGGCTTTCATGTGTTTGCCATACTTTGTCTCATTGTTGCCAATCTCAGCTGTGCCAACCTCGGCGAGCGCAACCTCAATCAAACGCGACAATGTGCCTTGTGGAAATGTCACAATCCAAGTGCCTTCAAATCATCGGTCGTTAGACCCAATGCTTCAAGTTTTGCTTGAGCTGATTGTCTAGCTGCAATGGCTTCTGATTCCAATGCAGCTTGTTCAGCATCCAATTGCTTTTGAGCCGTATAAGCTGCAAATTCATCATCTGTCATTTCACGATCAATGACTTCATTTGTTTCAAGGTTATGTATCCTGACCATTGGTTTTGTCATTATGAGACTCCGTAAAGTAGTACTGTACCTGTTGAAAAGTTTCCACCAGCGTTAGAAAATACTAATGATGAGACAGCAGTGGCAACAGCGTAAGAGCCAGATTGCCAAAATACCATGTCGCTTGGACTTGTAGTTCTAATGTAACCATTAAATGTATAGTTTTTATTGTTGCTAGCATTAGTATAATTGTTAATCTGCAAAGTCATGTTATTGGCTGTGTTTGCACGAGCTAATGCTGTAACTGTGTTAATGTATGTATTGCCGCCAATAGTTACAGGCCCAGTTGCCGTATTGTTGGTATTTGTAATTTGAACCCCAAAACTGTCAGTAGTACTTGCATTTGGTGCAATACGGAAAACACCATCGCCTGTTGCATTAGTCACTCCAAATATAAATGCAATTAAAGTTTTATAACTTTGGCTGATAGAGCTGATAGTAGTTGTTGCACCTGACAGAGTAGTGGTGCTAAGCAAGGTCATGCCGCCGGTCGGTGTTGCCCATTGTGGGGCTGTTGCGCCTGAATTAACTGTCAAAACCTGACCAGCTGTACCAATTCCTAATCGAACTGGAACAGTTGCGTTGCGATAAATTATGTCACCAGCTGTTGTAACAGTTGATTTGGCTATCGCTGCATCAGCTAGATCATAAGCTGATTTTGTTGCTGTCGGTGTTGAAGCCAAAACCGATGATGTTGTGGATGTGGAATCTGATAGCTGCACCGATCCTTTGACCGATGTTGTCGCATCCTGAATCCCGATAGTGATTGCACCGGATGTGCCGCCGCCGGTCAATGGCGATGTGGCCGTCACGCCTGTGATGTCACCTTGATCATTTGCAATCCACACAAAATCCATGTCGGTGTTTGAGTTTTTGGCAAGAATTTGACCAGATGTGCCACCGAGTAAATCGGCCATCGATGTTGCAACAGCTTGACCAAATACTTCAAAATCAGCTGGCAAGTCCGTGACCAAATCTGTCGCCGTGGGCATTTGCCACGAAAATGGGGTCGTTGGGTTTGACACTTGTTTTCCTCCTTATGCTACGACTAATGCTTCAGCCCATGTAAGGCTGCCGCTGATTGTGTTCCATGATTCTGCAATTGCGACATCTTGCCATTGCATGGCTTGCAATGAAAATGCCAATGGTGAAATGATAGCCGTGAGCGAAACGCTGTTGTATGCGGCACGCCATGACCAGCCTTCAACAAAGCCCAAAAATGTTCCGGCGGCCATGTTTAACGGCAAATCGTTGATCCGCGTGGGCATACCCATGAACACATTGATCAATGCATCCCGATCAACATCATCCAATTCTGGGTTTGTCAGCTCAAATGTAAAGTCATTAAAATTAAATTGTGGATACGATCTTAAAGACAAATAGAAATCTGCCTGATCCTCGGCATCGGCTTGATGTTTAATTGTGGTTGTAAAGATTTGCGACAATTGCCCGAAAACGGCTATTGATTCAGGATCGTTTGCACTCGTTTCGCTGTTGCTATTTTGGCCGTATTTAATTGTGATGTCGTTTCGCACATCACCGGCTCGCTGTTGGATACTCAAACCCGGTGCAATTGCGTGATTGGCCGTTAAATCAACATAACCATTTGTCGCAAGATAAATTGAGCGATGATCTGCCGAGGCATAGGAAATTTGACCTGTTGCCGATTCGTAGATGTAACCCAATCCCGATGTTGCTAAAGCTGCAACCAATGAATACACATCAATTCGCTCTGATGATCTTTGCGCAAGTTCATAGCTGCCGGGTGTGTCAATTTCGCCTAATCCACTATTTTCTGCATTTTGCCATTGAGTCGTTGGATCATAGGATTGCCATTGTAAAGCTGCCGGTACTTCATTCCATGAGTTGACCAACAGATCGGTAAGAATCGTAAGAATCTGATCACCGTCAAAATCTTGAGATAAAACACCATCGGTCAAGGCTTTTGGCAATCTAGACAATGCACCTAAAGCGATGATTCGTATGCGCTGGGCATAATCAACTGATCCAACCTCAGCTACGGCAATGCCGACCTCAACCACCGATCCACCAAAAATCGGCACAAATGTAGATGTCGAATCTTGCAGTTCAATGGTAAGTGCATTGTTGATCTCAATTGCCACATTGGATTTATCAAGGTTGATTAGTTCAAGATTGATGTATCCGGCTTGAGCCTGTTCATAAATGTTTGTTCGGCCGCTTTGAATAGTTAGATTTGCCAAAACAGCGGTTTGGTATTGCACGCCGCCTATAGTCACGCGCCAAACTGGGTTAAATATCGTCATGCTAATTGGAAGTTACCCGCGCCGCCGGTGCCGCGATAGAAGCTGTTGTTTAATGTGTCCACAATTGTGCGTGCTGTACCTTCAGAATCAATTGCGCCATTGACTGTTAAATTTATAGTTGGGGCATTTGTATCGGCACCCGGAAAACCACTCGATGGATAATTGCCGGCTCGGCCTGAATCAAATACTGGCACAACAATTTTTGGCTTAGTTATTGTGGGCGTCGTTGAAATGGTTGAACCGACAACGCCGCTGCTTGTTCCGCTACCCGCAACGCTTGAACCGCTCACAAATGGTTGGCCATTTGGCATTGTTCCCGAAAAGCCCCCAACTGATGCGCCGGGCAATCCCGCTGTTCCCGTGTCTGATCTGCCTGCAAGCGCATTGGCACCTGCTAAAACAGCTGCCGCCAACGCAACCGCGCCAACGCCTAATAATGGGTTTAATGCAAACGCTGAAGCGACACCCGCAACAATGGATGAGGCTTTTAGTAAATTGTATGCCTTGATTAAACTGTTGATTAAAAGGATGGTGGCTGTAACACCCGCAGCAATTTTGCTAATAACAAAAACACCCGCAATCACGGCCGTCAAGACAAGCAATTCAGTCTTA